TTCCGTATAATATTCATTTGATTTAGGATCATAACCTTCTTTTTCCACTAGATCTTTGTGAATCTCGAACGCAGTAAAAGTCATAGCTCGATTAGTTCCGAACCATTTATTTTTACCAGCCCAATCTTCAGCCATAGGATCAGCTTGAGGTAGTGATTGTGGAGCCTGTTTTGGTAATCGTCCACCGTCAGAAAGTTGAACAGGTTTCTCTGCCTGTTCAGTCTGTCGTTGTTTTAGTTTAGCATTATCAAACGCAAGCTCTGCTATACGTTTGTTTGCTTGGACTTGAGCTTCAGCATCGCCACTTTCAATAGCTCGCGCAAGATCTTTTTGCGCAGAATCCATTCCAGTTTTAACACTTTCCTCAAATTTTTTCTTTTATTTTCTAAAGCTTGAGCATATTGTACAGCAGCCTCTTCTCTACGTTCTGCTTCTCTCATCTTACGAGTAAGTTTAGCAATACGAGATTGAACTCCTTTACTATAATCCTCTAATTTAGAATCATCTTCTTTTTTTGTTTCCTCTTTTACTGATTCTTCTTTTTCTTCTTTTTCTACTTCCTGGATCTTTGGTTCTTCTTCTGTTGTTTCAATAACCTCTTCATTTTTTGGTTCTTCAATAGTTACATCGACCTCTGGGCCTGATGTATCTAGTTCAACCATTTTATCTAAAGGTTTTTTCTTTTCTTCTTCTGGCATAGTTTTCTCCTTTTCTATGTTTAGTATTTATGCAAGAGATCTTCTGGATCCTTGACAGTTGCTAAAATTTCATCTTCATTTAACAACCTAACTTCTCCACCTTCAATATTGATTCGTGATCCTGCATAACGAGCAAAGACCACCCAATCACCAACCTTGCACCACGGACCTGATGGATATCTCTCTTTATCCTTATAACATTCTGATCCCATCGCTAATACGTTTCCGCATTGTGATGCAACTTGTTGACGTTCTAATGTTGATTCATTTATAATTACTCCACCTTTAGTTTTCTCATTCATTTTAAATGGTAAAACTAAAATTCTCCAACCTGTTGGTTGAGGTAATTTTTCTTTTTCGTTTGTAATTTCTTTTTTAGGTTCGGATTTTTTTACTCCGATTAATTCTTTATTTGGGGTGAGTATCTTTGGGCTGTGCGCCGTTGATATTGATGACTGTACTTTTTGATTCATTTTGCTCCTTACTATCTAGCAGGTTAGAGAGTTCCTGTTTAGTTGCCTCTAAGGCGTTAATTTGTCCGATAATATACTTATATGTTTCCATATTGTCAACCCCTCCGGACGTTACAGAGATTGCTAGTTGTTGTATTCTACTATCTAATGCTCTTCGTAGTTTATAAATTACGTTTTCTAAATCCATTATATAACCCCAACTGCTCTTAAGCAATCAGGACAATTTTTTCTAAATCTTATATGAGACACACAGTGTTGAACTGCTTCTTTTTTTTCTTCTACAGGAGTTTCTTCCAAAACTACTGGTGTTTCTTTCTTTCCAAATAGGAAATTCCATATTTTTTTAAATATATTCATTAATCTTTTCTTAAAATTTTCTTATTGAATCCTCTTTTAGCTGCACCAACTCTTCCACCAAGAGAGTAGCCCTTATTCAATTCACCAGAACCTGTTGGATCAGATAAATATATTTTTATATCTTTATTTTTTTCTTTTAAAGATCTTGCTCTGTTTTGAGGTCCAGCCCTTTGAGGGCTAGCACCAGGATCTTTTGATCTAGTTTTACCTTCAGCCATTATGAACTCCTTTTCTTAGCCATTTTCTTAAATGTCTTTGCTAAAGCTTTTGCTCTTCCAGTGCAACCTTTTTTTGTAATAGGTGTACACTTTCCTTTAGTTCCACGTTTCTTGATTGATTTATTTACGTCTTGTATCCAGCCACCATTTTTAAATCCACGTCTAACTGGATCACCACCATTCGTATAGCCCCATTTGTTGTGGCCTGCTGGTGAAGTGAATCCCGGTACGTGCATTAAATCGAAAGCTGTTTTTCCCATAATTATTTTTTCTTTTTAGGAACTATTGTTAATTTGCCATCAACTGTTTTAACATCAGATTCCGCAAATTTTTTATATTTTGGAAATTTCTTTTTAGCGGCTACATGTGCACCAACTGTTCCAGTAACTGCTGCTGTAGCACCACCAAAAACTTTTCGTTTAAGTCTTCTGTTATATTTTTTTACATCGCTTGAAGCTTTTTCATATCTATCATGAATTGCAGAAGCTTTTGAAGTAGCTTCTCTTTTAATTTTAGAGCCACTTTGTCCTGGTCTAACACCCGTAGTGTTGTACTGCTTATTTACAGTGTCAACCATTGACTCATAAGTTTTTCTTCTGTCTGCTACATTCTTTGCAGGTGCAACAGATTTAATAGTGTCAGATTTCTTACTAAGTTTTCCTTTAACCCAATTAGCAACTGCTTTCCCATATTTGGGACCTTTTGTAATACCAAATTTTACTACACCCATAACTACCTACTTGTTAATTTTACCAGATTTTCTTTTGCCCCATTTTCCATAAGACTCATCTCTAC